GCCCAAGATGGTACCTTGTACTCGACCACAAACCTCGTGTTTACAAACTCTGGGCTCATCAAGGTCAATGTACCATCCGTATCAAATGGATCATATACAGTGGTCGTCACAAATGGGGCGGGTCTTTCTGTCGATAGTACATCCCAATTGCTTGTGACTGATCCACCAGTGTGGAGTTTTCCAGCGGCGGATGGGGATGTGGTGTGTGCATCTACGACCAGTACATCCACCATTACCTTTTCTGTGAGCGATCCAGATGGAGGTACTGTGACGTATTCTCTTGTCTCTGGAACCTTACCACCAATCGTCTTACCCTCGGGTACGACGGCGGAGAGAAATCAAACACCCGCGATCGGAATGTTGAGGTACAATTCAGAAACTGGATACCTCGAGGCGTACACGTCTGGAGGATGGGGATCCATTGCAACACCTCCGACCCTTACATCTTTCACTCCAGGTATAGCCACCCCAGCAGCTTCAAATGGTACTGACCTATCAATCAATGGGGCCTTCTTCGACCAAAACACAACCGTCCAACTTCGTGATGGAAGTGGGACCTTGTACTCAACAACAAACCTTGTGTTTACAAACTCTGGACTCATCACAGTGACCTTAGGGACACTTGCAGCTGGAACGTACACGGTGGTCGTGACAAACGGGGCGGGTCTTTCGGTCGAGAGTACGAGTACGTTCACCGTGAACGATCCACCAGTATGGAGTTCTCCAGTGGATGGGGCGACTCTATCGTTCTATACATATGCGAGTACCACGGTCACTCTTTCCGCGACTGATCCAGATGGAGGTGACGTAACATACTCCCTCGTATCTGGAACCCTGCCATCAGGTCTGACCCTATCTGGAAACACGATAATTGGTACATCGGGTGCTGCTGATGGAAATCTAACTTCAGTGACAATTCGAGCCAATGATGGCGCTGTATTCACCGACCGAAGTTTTACGATCGAAACGGTTGCACCACTCTATGATTTTACAAGTCATACGTTTACGAACGCAGGTGCAACGGGGCGATTTGGACCAACGCTCACACAGTGTCGTAACGCATATAACGTCACATGGGACGGAGACACTTCCCTTTTCAATGTGGTCACACAAGGAATTCAAGAATGGACTGTTCCGCTCGCTGGGACGTATAGGATTAAAACGTATGGAGCTAGTAGTAAAAATAATACTAATATTGTGGGTGAAGGGGCCATAATGCAAGCAGATTTTAACTTATCAATTAACCAAAAATTATATATAGCTGTTGGACAACGGTCTGTTCATAATGGTACAAATGCTTGGCAAGGAGGCGCCGGTGGGACATTTGTGGCTACAGGTAATTCTCTAACTTCATCTACACCATTAATAGTATCGGGTGGTGGTGGAAGTAGCAATCTATCCGGTTTTATTAAAAGAGCAAATACAGGAACATCTGGTAAGGATGGTTCAAGTGCAGGTGGAACAAATGGAAATCAAGCTGCTGGAGGTGGTCAAAATCAAGATCCTAGTGGAGGTGGTGCAGCGGGGTTTTATGGTAATGGTGCTCCAAAAGGAGATCTTAGGGGTGGTGGCCCATATGCCGGTGCCGCATCTTTTATAAATGGTGCTGCTGGTGGAGAGTTTTTAACTAGTTATGATATTAATTCGTTACATGGTGGTTTTGGTGGTGGTGGTCCAGGTGGTTGGAATGGTGATGGTGGTGGTGGTGGTTATTCGGGTGGCGGTAATGGTTATACTAGTCAAACTTCTGCAGGTGGTGGTGGATCATTTATTAGTTCAATTGCTACAAATGTTTATACATCTGATGGAACTTTTACACGAACAGGATCTGAACCAACTACTGCCTATTCGGGGTCCGTCGCAAATTTAGGTACATGGTGGAATGGTATTCAAGGTAAAGTTGAAATAACACGTGTGTAGTGCACCACTTAGACTCATATAACAATTGTCAAATTTAAATGATAACAAAAAAAAACTTTGTATTAATTAATGATAGACGATGCGGCCACTGGTACTGGGCGTGATCCCACCCCAGAAGAACTCGCGGTGTGGGAAGCTGAACAACAACGTAAAGCCGACGCAAAGGAAAAGCTCAGACAAGCTCGTAACATGCTTCTAGACGCGTCTGATAAATACGCAACTTTAGATTACCCACACCACACGGAAGAAAAACGTAAAGAATGGTTCTTTTACCGCCAACACCTCCGAGACCTTCCAGGTATGTCTTCACCCGATCTCGATGAACACGGAGAACTCATAGGTGTTGAGTGGCCCACACCTCCCGAATCTTAAATATTGTTTCAAAAATACTTCAAATCTTATGTAAAAAGGTTTGAAATATTTCCTCACTACATATTAGAAAAAATGTCTATAGGTACGCCGAATGGTATCCTCGACATCACGAATGCCATCGTTCGCGTTTCGAAAATGGAATTTCAACAGGCGACGGGATTCGATACCGTGTTTAACAATATCGCTAGAAACACCATACTCTTAACGGATTCAGCCACCTACGAAACCGCGACAACCTACCACAATTGGGCGCTCAAACTCCCCAATGCATGGGTCTTAGATGCGGATGTGTATCTCGATCCAGGCACGGTCGGTGATGGTGACCACACGCTACAACTCAATTTTTACAATAACACGAACACGGCTGTGATCAACGGATACACACTCGGTCTCGACGGAACCTCAATCACACTCAGTTATGACGGAACACAATTAGATACCGCAACCCTCTCGACTACCATAAACACGGGTACATGGCACAAACTCTTTGTTCTCTTTGAGAAAGACACCATTGCCGTCGCCATAGACGGTAAGTTCGAATACACGTTCACAGACAGTGAACTCCGGGCCCGAATATACAATGAAGATACAGGATATGTCGTGTTTTACCACGAGGCTGGGGTCGCTCGTAAAATCAAAAACATCAAGTTTGTCAACGGGGATAAATGGAGCCGCGTGGATGGGACTAGTAACATCGCGTACCTAGGTGGAAGTGTTGGTATAGGTACGAGTACACCGGCGTACACACTCGACATTAATGGTGACATCAACTTTTCTGGTAACGTGTATCAAGGTGCATCACCGTTTATAAGTTCACTCTGGACCGATGGTGAGAGTTCCTTATATTATCGTTCAAATGTCGAAGTAGGGACCGCGAACCTCTTTGTGGATACCACCACTGGGAATGTGGGTATAGGGACGAGTACGCCTGCACAGGCGCTAGATGTATCTGGTAATGTACAGGTAGGGACCGCGAACCTCTTTGTCGATACCACCACTGGGAATGTGGGTGTAGGGACGAGTACGCCTGCACAGGCGCTAGATGTATCTGGTAATGTACAGGTAGGGACCGCGAACCTCTTTGTCGATACTACCACTGGGAATGTGGGTATAGGGACGAGTACGCCTGCACAGGCGCTAGATGTATCTGGTAATGTACAAGTAGGGACCGCGAACCTCTTTGTCGATACTACCACTGGGCAGGTTGGGATAGGGACGAGTACGCCTACACAGGCGCTAGATGTATCTGGTAATGTACAGGTAGGGACCGCGAACCTCTTTGTGGATACTACCACTGGGAATGTGGGTATAGGGACGAGTACGCCTGTGGCATCGCTTCACATAAACTCGACGGATTCAATCGTCTTACCCTCGGGTACGACGGCGGAGAGAAATCAAACACCCACGATCGGAATGTTGAGGTACAATTCACAAACTGGATACCTCGAGGCGTACACATCTACGGGATGGGGATCCATTGCGACGCCTCCGACCCTTACATCTTTCAGTCCAAGTGTGGTCACCCCAGCAGCCTCGAATGGTACCGACCTCACAATTAACGGGGGTTTCTTCGACCAAAACACAACCGTTCAACTCCGAGCCCAAAATGGTACCTTGTATTCGACCACAAACCTCGTGTTTACAAACTCTGGACTCATCACAGTGACCTTGGGGTCACTTGCGCTCGATTCGTACACGGTGGTCGTCACAAATGGGGCGGGTCTTTCTGTCGATAGTACGAGTACGCTCGTGGTGAACAACCCACCGGTATGGAGTTCTCCAGCGGCGGGGGCGACATTGGGCTTCTTCACAAATATTTCATCCACCACGACCCTCTCCGCGACCGATCCAGATGGAGGTACCATCACATATTCTCTCGTGGGTGGAAATTTACCACCGGGTTTGACCTTATCTGGAAGCACGATAAGTGGTACATCGGGTGCGAGTGTTGGAACCCAAACTCCCATCACCATTCGAGCCAGTGATGGGATTGGATTCACCGACCGAAGTTTTACGATAGCTACACAAAGCGAGGGGGAAGCAGTTTTTACGACGGCTACCACTCATACGTGGACTGTACCCACGGGTGTGTTTTCCGTGTCCGCCGTCGCAGTTGGTGGTGGTGGTGGTGGAGTAAATTATTTTGGTAGTGGTGGTGCTGGTGGTGGTCTCGCATACAGAAATAATATATCAGTGACACCCGGACAACAATACAGCGTTGTTGTTGGTGCGGGGGGTCCAGGTTTAATTAGCGGTACCGATAATAATGTTGCATCTGGTAGTCAACCAGCTAATAATGGTGGGACCTCAAGTTTTGGTAGTTTTTTTTCAGCGACAGGTGGTCAACACGGGGGTGGGTATGGTATCAGCAATAGTTTACCATCCGGAGGTGTACCATCCGGGTCGTACACTGGTGGTGGAAATGGTGGTTCTACATATGGTCCTTACTCGGCTTCGCAGGGTGATGGTAGTTATGTTTCATCGGGTGGTGGGGGTGCGGGTGGGTATTCGGGTACCGGTGGTATAGGTGGTGGTAGTAATCCGAGTAATGGAGCATACGTAAATGCCACAGCCGGTACTGGTGGTGGTGGTGGTGGTGGTGCGGGTATGGCTACCGGTACCGGCGCCAACAATTATGGTGGTGGAGGAGGTGGTGGTGTTGGACTATTTGGTCAGGGTTCTAATGGTGTCGCGGGTACCATTGATTTGACTCAAGCCAGTCCAGATGGGAACATGGTTGGAGGGGGTGGTTCTGGAGGAGGTCCGGGTGGAGTTCCACCAAGTCCACAATTAGGTGGTCCGGGTGGATTGTATGGTGGTGGTGGTGGTAGTTGTAATGGTAATAGTACTGCCTCGGATGGTGGTAATGGTGGCCAAGGTGCAGTACGTATTATTTGGGGTAATAACCGAGTATTTCCATCGACGAATGTGGGTCAGAGCCAATCATATGGTAATGTGAGTACCTACTAAAATAAAAATATAGTACCACTATATGAGATTTGATATATTATTACACAGACTCAGACCCGGGTCTTTGTGGGTAATAGAAGATCCAACACTCGAACGATACGAGGACATACAATGGTTAGATAAAAACGCGTCACTACCCACGTACGAAGAGTTTGAAAAGGAATATCAATTCGAAACGTTACGAAATATAAGAGACATGTTTCTACGCGATAGTGATAAATATGTCATTCCAGATTGGCCTCACCCAAATGATGATGTTAAGCAGGCGTGGATTGATTATCGCCAAGGTCTCCGTGATCTTCCCACGAATACGACAGATCCAGATAACGCACCGTGGCCCATCATTCCGTGTCCACAAAATATCGAAAGGTTACGATTAATAGAAGAGAGAAAATTGAAAGAGGCTGCGGAAATTCAAACACAAATCTCCGTGTCCACGGATACCCTCGATGAACCCATGGATGTCGAATTGCTCACGCCGCCTCCCGAATAACTTCCCACATACTCTCCGAATGTACGATTCTACATTCGCTGAATATGCTCAAAAAATAACCTCTCGTCATACTAGATATGTCTGGTTCCCTTATTCAACTCGCCGCAAAGGGTGCACAAGACGTGTACATCACGAATTCTGCCGGTGTCTCTCTCTTCAGGAGCAGATACACGCGACACAAGAATTTTTCACAGGCCCCAAAATTGATAAAAATCCTCACAAACAAAGATTCCACGGTGATCATCCCCTCGTATGGAGATCTCCTCGATGGTCTTTGGCTTGAAGGTACCGATATTGTTTCCAAATTTACCGGTGCTACATTTCATCTGTATATTGGTGGTACGAAAGTTGATTCCCAGCCATTCGATTACATAGCCGATATATGGCAAAACTACATGGCCGAGACGTATACAAAGTCCCAGGAAATCAACAACGCCACGTCGACATCAAATACACGGTTCATGCCTCTTCATTTTTACTTTTGTGACCATGATATGTTTTTACCTCTGATTGCACTTCAGTATCATCAAATCGAAATACGAATTGATTTTGCAAATCCATCGCAGCCAGTTGACGTAAAATTGTATGGAAATTACGTGTATCTCGATACAGATGAACGTAAATACTTTGTAGACAACCCACACGAATTTATAGTGACACAGGTTCAAAAACAAACGTATGATACATCGGATAATATCGATATATCTTTCTTCAATCACCCAGTCAAAAGTTTATTCTTTGGACACCCAACACAGAGTGGTATTCTTCTCAACGATAAATTTACGTTCGATACAGCGGATATTTACTTGAATTCAACACCACTCGTCGAAAATATGTCACCCTTATATTTCCACTCTATACAAAACTATAAACACAGTAAATTTGGAATTAACCAATTTGATGAAAACGAAAATTGTCCATTTTACACGAGGTACTATGCATACCACTTTTGTAAAAATGCATCGAGTTACACACCCACGGGTACATGTAATTTCAGTCGCCTCGATGATGCTAAAATTGTACTCAGAAATGTACAACGTGGAACACTCAGAACAGGTGAAAAAATCACAGTCTACGCCGTCAACTATAACATTCTCAAAATTTCAAATGGTATGGCCGGTATTTTATTTGGTAACTAATAATAGTATCCATGCCTGTCATAGGCAACGCAGCCCAATTTTCAAATATATATGAAAAAAATCACACAACGACTACACTGCGAATCATAGAGGGAGACGCCGCATACCAGTCGTATAACCCACTGGATAGTAATTACAAACTCATCACAGACCTCGAACAAGTGGTCGCTATTGGTAATTTCACGTCCAACACAGTCAATTTTACGAATGTTGCAACTGGATTTAAAACCACATCCAATGTAGGTATCGCAAACGCAAACCCAATACATACACTCGACATTGGCTCAAATGTCCAGATAGATGACGTAGGTTCAAATACATTTTGGACGAGTGGACGTGTATACGCAGACCATTACAATGGTTTAGATATCACTATCACAGATACGGTGACCACCAGAGATATGTTAGTGGACCGTGTATTTCCAAAGACAAATGGGTTCGTACACATGACATCCAATGTAGGTATCGCAAACTCAAATCCAATACACACACTTGACATTGGCTCAAATGTCCAGATAGATGACGTAGGTTCAAATACATTTTGGACAGGTGGGAACGTGTATGCAGAGACGTACAGAGGAGATAAAATTGAATTATCGGGTGTCATTCGCGCATCCGAATTTATTTTAAAAAATGGAAATCTAGCTGCACCCCTTCCCGATTTACAAGGTATATCCGAAGTATTACAATTCGGTGACAACGCACCATTCTCGAGTGACAGAACATTGACACTTTCAAATGTTACGACTGGTGCCGTCATTAATTCAAACTTGATAAGTACTAACATACACAGTAATGTCGTGAATTCACTCATTACTTATAGTAATTTAGTTGGGGACAACGTCAACTCGGTCACCGTATACAGCAATTTGGTCGGGGACAACGTCAATTCGGTCACGGTGTACAGTAATTTGGTCGGGGACAACGTCAATTCGGTCACGGTGTACAGTAATTTGGTCGGGGACAACGTCAATTCGGTCACTGTGTACAGTAATTTAATTGGGGACAACGTCAATTCGGTCACTGTGTACAGTAATTTAATTGGGGACAACGTCAATTCGGTCACGGTGTACAGTAATTTGGTCGGGGACAACGTCAATTCGGTCACGGTGTACAGTAATTTGGTCGGGGACAACGTCAATTCGGTCACGGTGTACAGCAATTTGGTTGGTGACAATGTCAATTCGGTCACTGTATACAGTAATTTGGTCGGGGACAACGTCAATTCGGTCACTGTATACAGTAATGTGGTCGGGGACAACGTCAATTCGGTCACTGTGTACAGCAATTTAGTTGGGGACAACGTCAATTCGGTCACCGTCTACAGTAATTTGGTCGGGGACAACGTCAATTCGGTCACGGTGTACAGTAATTTGGTCGGGGACAACGTCAAATCGGTCACTGTGTACAGTAATTTGGTCGGGGACAACGTCAATTCGGTCACGGTGTACAGTAATTTGGTCGGGGACAACGTCAACTCGGTCACCGTATACAGTAATTTAATTGGGGACAACGTAGTGACTACACATGGTATGTATGGTCAAATACTGGGTTCTAACACACTATCCGCCTCTAGTGGGTCATTCAGTGCAAGCGTAGAAGTTGGGGTGGCGAATCTCTTTGTGGACACGACAACATCTAATGTTGGTATTGGTACGTCTACTCCCAGTTATACACTCGATGTTCATGGTTCAGCTAATGTGGGTACACTTAATACAGGTCTCACGTACATGAATGGACACATCTTACCCGTAGCAAATCAGACTTATGATATAGGATCACCCGAGTATAAGATTCGTGATTTGTACGTGGGTACCAACTCGATGTGGATTGGTGATGAGACCAAGATTGCATTTGAAAATGGGAAGATGAAATTTAAACGACGTAAACTGAATAAAGTGCCCAAAATCATTAAAGAACTTGCTATGGATACCATAGACCACATTACAAACGAAGTCGAGGTCGAGGCGGCTGCACTAACGTATGTACAAGAACAGTTTCCGGACGAGCCCATCGTATCACTCGAAGATTTAAAGCTTCAACACTGGAAAGCGTACACAAAGACGATCGACGAAACAATGGAAATTTCGGATATCTTTGTAGATAATGATGAAGATTATGAGGCACAGTCTAGTGCCGATGCGTGGTTGGAAATTGGTAGTGATGTGTATTCGACGCAAAGAATTTCTATTGGGTCTGCCAGTGAACCTCGTGCGATTTTGGATGTAAATGATACGGGGGCTATGATCGTACCGGTGGGTACGACATCCGAGCGCCCATCTACCACGGTCGAAGGAATGTTGAGGTACAATTCAGAAACTGGATACCTCGAGGCGTACACACATAAAGGTTGGGGATCCATTGCGACGCCTCCGACCATTACATCTTTCAGTGGGTCCGGTGTTAATGAATTAACAATTAATGGGGCCTTCTTCGACGAAAACACGACCGTTCAACTCCGAACCCAAGATGGTACCTTGTACTCGGCCACAAACCTCGTGTTTACAAACTCTGGGCTCATCAAGGTCAATGTACCATCCGTATCAAATGGATCATATACAGTGGTTGTCACAAATGGGGCGGGTCTTTCTGTCGATAGTACATCCCAATTGCTTGTGACTGATCCACCAGTGTGGAGTTCTCCGACTAATGGAGCCGCGGTCAGTGTATCAATTTCTAGATCATCAACTATTACCCTTTCCGCAAGTGATCCAAATCAAGATACTGTGACGTACTCACTCGTCTCGGGAACTCTGCCACCGGGTTTGGTCTTATCTGGAAGCACGATAAGTGGTAAATCCGATGCTATCGATGGAACTCTAAATCCAGTGACCATTCGTGCGGGTGACGGACTTGCATTTGCCGACCGAAGTTTTACGATTAAATCACTTGCACCACTCTATGAATTTACGACACACACGTTCACGAATGCGGGTTCTACTGGACAATCTGGTCCTGCGCTCACACAACTACAAAATGCATATGACGTGACGTGGGACACATCCTTTTTAAATGTGATCAAACAGGGAATTCAAGAATGGACCGTACCAGACAATGGGACGTATGAAATAGATGCTTATGGAGCTACCGGTGGGTATGCTTACCTTAGTGGTACAACCACAATATCATATGGTGGTAGAGGGGCTAGAATCAAAGGTAGATT